CAAGTCGGCCGAGGTGCTGGAGCACGAGAAGGCCCACGACACGTACATGCGTAGCGGCGAGGACAAGGGCCTCATCGAGCTGGAGCACAAGGTGCTGCGCACGGGTTCGCTGTCCGACGGCGGTTACCGCGTGCCGACGCAGATGGAAGCCGCGATTCTCGGGCGTGTCAGGGAGACGTCGCCCATGCGCAGCATCGCTGCAGTGACTGGCATCAGCGGCGGATCCTGGAAGGAGGCACGGGTCACCGGACACACGTCAAGTGGCGCGTGGGTGTCGGAGCAGGGTACACGGTCCGCAACGGGGACGCCGACTCTTGGCATCACCGAGATCGTGCCGGGTGAGCAGTACGAGCAGCCCCCGGTGACACAGGAAGCACTCGATGACGTGGACTTCAACATCGAGCAGTGGATCACGGACGAAGTGGCGATGTCGATGTCGATTCGCGAGAACACCGCGTACGTGACAGGCGATGGTGTCGGGAAACCGCGTGGTTTCATGACCTACGTCGACGGGACCAGCGACGTTGCCGGTGAGATCGAGCAGATCTTCTCCGGAGCGACCTCCACTGTCACGGCCGATGGCGCGATCAACCTGCAAGAGGCGCTCCTCGAAGCGTACCAGCCGAATGCGCGATTCGTCATGCGGCGTGCGACTCGGGGTGTGTTCCGCAAGCTGAAGGACGGACAGGGCAACTACCTCCTGAACCGGGACTTCGCGCAGGCGGGTGCGGTGACGATGCTTGGCAAGCCTGTGTCACTCATGGCGGACATCGCCGCTGTTGGCTCCGGCAATCTCGCCGTGGCGTACGGAGACTTCCGTGCGGCCTACCGCATCGTGGATCGCATCGGCATTCGTGTCCTCCGAGATCCGTACTCCAGCAAGCCGCTGATTCTGTTCTACACGACGAAGCGTACCGGCGGCGGTGTGCGGAACTTCCAGGCCATCAAGATCCAGGATTGCGCCACCTCCTAGGTGATTGACACCGAGGAGTGAAACGAACTTCGACTTTGACACAAAACAGTGTGAGGTAAGGGAAATGAGGGATCTGTACAACGGACTGCTGCTCAAGCAGGTGGAGCCGTCGGTCACCCAGACCAATGACTCCACCGCGCTTGTTGGCGCAATCATCGATCACCAGGGGTACGGCAGCGCGTTGTACCTCATCAACCTCGGTGCTCTGACCGATGCCGACATGACCGCCGTGGTGTTGCTGGAAGAGGGCGACGAGTCCAACCTCAGCGACAATGCCGCCGTGGCCGACAAGGACATGAACGGCACGGAGGCCGCAGCGGGGTTCACCTTCACCAACGATGGCGAGATACGGAAGCTCGGCTACAAGGGGAGCAAGCGCTACACACGGCTGACCATCACGCCTTCGAGCAACAACGCGGGTGACATCCCGATCGGCGTGATGTGCGTGCTGGGTGACCCGCACCTCGGACCGCCGACTCAGGGCACGACGTAAGGGCTGGGGGCGTAATACACTTCGGTGTGTTCGCTTGGTTGGGGTCCCGAGGCTGGGCGGTCCAGTCTCGGGGCTCCAATCGCTGACACGCAAGGATGTAGATAATGCCGAACATCGATGCAGAGCCGCTCACTCTCGACGAAATCAAGAAAGCCATACACATTTCTGCGGCATTGAACGACCACGACACAGACTTGGAACACTTGATCATGAGTGTGCGTGCGGAGGCAGAGAAGCTGTGCGGCTCCCCCATCATCGCTACCACGAAGACTACCTACCTGGACCGCTTCCCCGTTGGCGAGGACCTAGAGTGGTGGGACGGCGTACGAGATGGCTGCATCACAGCGAACGAGAAGCGAGAGATCGAGTTGCCTCCGGGCAAGCTACGCAGCGTTGCGTCACTCACCACGTACGATGACAGCGACAACGCGACAGTAATGAGCAGCGACGGTTACTTCGTCGACACCGAAATGAATCGAATCGTGCTACGAGCCGGCTATGTGTGGCCGACAGTGGCACGTGTAGCGAACGGAATCAAGATCGTCGCGGAGATGGGCTGGGCGACACCGGCTGACGTCCCTTACGATCTCAAAGAACGAATGATGGAGCGTCTTGCTGTTCGCTGGCGACACCGGAACGATTCAACCGGGAAGACGAACAAGATCGACTGGTTGTTCTACGGACCGTACACGCAGCTCAAGTTCGGCACAAGGAATCTCCGGTGATACACGTCAAGGTGACAATGGAGGACGAGGCTACACCGGCTCTGCGTAAGCTACGCAAGGCTGTTCCGTCCTCGCTTAAGGGAGCCATCGAGTCTATAGCCAAGGACGTACGCAACACCGCGATGGCTTCGATGCTGACGCCCAAGAGCGGAATTGTGTATCGCAAGGGTACACCGACTGAGCACAGGGCTTCGGCCCCTGGCGAAGCGCCTGCCTCGGACACCGGCGATCTGCTTGGCTCAATCACTGTGGCATCTCGAAGGAACTACACAGACGTGGGTTCTGAAAAGCTGCACGGCATGTGGATGGAAAAAGGCACCAAAAGAGTAAAGAAGCGTCCGTACCTGGCACCGGCGCTCAAGAAGCACGCACCTAAACTAAAGCGTGTACTGTTGGCGGAGCTAAAGAGGAGAAGCAGGTAGATGGACCTCTCGCTAATCACTGCTCGCATCACCGATCAAGTGTCCGCTCTCAGTGTAGGTGACCGCATACACGGCGCAGCTGAGTTGGAGGCTGTACGCGCCAACACGCTGCAGATCGTCAAGCCTTCCGTGTTTGTTGTGTGGACAGGCGACACCGCTGAAGATCAAAGTCCGGTACCCGGGCAGGAGGCTCGGTTCCGCGAAGACTTCGCTGTGGTTGCAGCAGTGGACAACAGCGTGGACCCACACGGAGGCGTTGGTGTAGCGTCTCTGGAGACGCTTGGGACAGCACTGAGTGTCGCTCTGGTGGGCTGGACTCCCAGCTCCGAACACTTGCCTGTGTACTACGCCGGCTCCATACACGTGGAAATGGACACAGAGCGGTTGATTCACTCATTCAACTACTCGACGGTGAAACCGGGAGGTTCAATCTTCACGTACCGTATCGGCTTCCGTGTGAGTATACTGCCCGGTATAGATCCCGCCCTCGTGTTTTTGCTCTACGCCGGTAAGGTGAATGCCGTAATTGGGGCCAACACGCGGCTCACCTCTGACTATCTGCTCGATCGAGAGGCCATTCCGGAGAGCGCGACTCGGTACCAACTCCGTATGACACCTGCCAGTGTGGATGACCGGCTGGACAGCAGCAGGGCATTTACAGACTTGAGTGTTGTCATCGAAGTTCACCACCATCTTGCTCCCGGTGACACCGAGCGAACCTACACAGAGACGACCATGGTAACGGCTCTGAGCACGCTTCTTCCGCCAGCCTATTGGCGGGATTCAACGAAGGTCAAAACCGTGGGCGAGCCGCCCACACTCGGGCTCGGAGCTGATCTGACCCGAGAATAAGGAGAGTGAGACAATGATCGGAACACTGCGACGGTTCAAGGTACTCTTTCTGGTGTTGGCGACGCTGGTGATCGGTGGCATCGCGTTGGCGCAGTACGCTCCCGGCTCGAACTACATGGGGCAGGGCGGCAACAACTGGCACATCGGCGGCACCTTGACCGTCGAGAGTGGCGGAGTTGTCATCACCGCTGACGGTGGCGGGCTGGCTGTCGGTATCGGTGCTTACCCTCCTGCGACGTGCACCGCTGGCGAAATCTACATCGACACCGCTGAGGGTACCGACACGAACTGCACGACCACGAGCGACAATTCGCTGTGTTTGTGCGTGGCTGCGAACACGTGGGCAGAGCTGGACAACAACTAAACCAACCGATTCCGGTGTAAGCTACACCGTGTAGTTTAACGAAGGAGAAAGATCATGGCTTATGCGGATCAGGCATTCAACGGTGTAGCGTTGGCGTTCGGTGTACAGTCCGCTTACGGTACCCGCAACGCGACCATCGCCGCTCTGGCTGGCGGTGGCTCACTGGACGAAGACGACGGCATGATGATGGGGGTGAGGGATGCCGGAGACGCAGAATCGGGCATCACCATTCCGGAGATTACGCCTGTCGTGCGTGAGGTGGCTGCAGTCACCGGAAGCTGGACGGAGAAGGCCGATGCATTCCTACGTGCGGCTGCGTCGGGACTCACGGTTGTGTACCCGGTGCAAGGCAACGGCATAGACTCCGGGGCACCAGACGCAGGAAAGGCGATTCCGCTCGGTGGCGTGGACGTAGGCCAAGACGCCATCCTCACTTGTGCCGGGCTCGACGGTTCGAACGGTGCGGCCCCGATCTACGAGTACGTGCCCAGGTACGGGACGGTGTATGGTACAGCGAAGCTCTGGGTGGGTGACTTGGCTTTTGTCTTTGGTGGGTGCGTGGTGGAGACGTTGGATCTCGTGTCTACACCAGGCGGGAACATGATTGCCACCGCTTCGCTCAAGATCGGGTACCACGTCCCGGGGACGGACTTCGAGGATGGGGCGACATTCCCGAGTGACGTTAGCTTCGGTACCTGGGACACGCTGGCAGCGCCGGTGTTCGAGGGTGACAGCGTGACGTGGAATGAGGCTCGCGGAGCGAGTGATCCGCTGATGGTTCAGATCGTGAATACACTGGGTGAGGTAGGTGACTCCAGTGTCCCCTCAACAGGCCAGCGTATTTTCCAGAGCCGCCGACAGTTCTTGGTGTCAGGCTCACTGTACGTCGGTGGTGATCCCGTGAATTCGTCGTACGAGTATGACACACTCGTGGGCGCTGGAGCCCCGACCGACAGTCTCTCGTACCAGGTTGGTCCGGTCGCTTCCGACTCTGACATACTGAACGGCATCAAGGTCGAGTGCAACAACCTGCAGCCTAAAGGCATCAAGTACACGAAGCTGGCCGATGCTCTGGGTGTCGCGCTCAACGCAGCGAAGTGTACCGCAACGAGCGCAGCAGCCGAGTTCAAGCTGACCTTCAACTAGGTCGAAGGACACACCTCTGTGGCGGTAGAACACAAAGTCGGCATACGGCTCGAAGGCAAGGACGATGCCTCTGACGACATCAAGCGTGTCGAGGGTCGTTTCAAGCGATTGAGCAAGACCATGAAGACGGCGATGGTTGCCGGTGCCATCGCTGTCACGGCTGCCTTTGCTGGTCTGTACAAGATCATGAAGAGCGTCATCAGTGCGGCCAACGAGCAGGAAAATGCCGTCCGCAAGCTGGACGCAGCTTTGGCTCCTTTGGGATCCAGAGCAGCCGGGGTATCTAAGGCGCTGCAAGAGCAAGCGGCTGCACTACAGAAGGTTACACGATACGGTGACGAGACGATCATCGCTGGGCAGGCACTGATCGCATCCTTCACGAAGAACACCGAAGAGATTATGGGCGCGACGAAGGCTGCGCTCGACCTCTCGGCGGCCACGGGACAGAGCCTCACCTCGGCTTTCATGGTGTTGGGGCGTGCGGCCTCTGGTGAGACGTCGATGCTCTCTCGTTACGGCATTACACTAGACGAGAACATCCCGAAAGCAGAGAAGTTCGCTGCAGCGCTCGTCAAAATCAACGAGCAATTCGGCGGTCAAGCGGCAGCACAGGCTGAGACGTTCTCTGGCTTGGTGGATCAGGTTGGGAATGCCTACAGCGATCTGCAGGAGCAGGCTGGCTTTGCATTCACAGAGAATGAGAAGATCACTGGCAGCCTTAAGCGGCTGAAGGAGATACTGGAAGACGAGAAGACAGCAAACAGTGTAGCCGCGTTGGCAGAGACACTCGCTGATCTTGCTGTGTCTGCTGCCGAGGTTGCCACCAGCCTGCCGCAGTTGGCTGATGGCGCAGGGGTCGCCGCAGACAGGTTCGCAGAGATGCGTCTTCAGATGGAACCTGATGTCGTTACCGTACTGCGTGGTGCCTTCGTGGGCTTCCTCAAAGCCATCTACGATGTGAATGCTGCCATTCCTGTGTACCTCGGGCTGCTCGGCGAGCAGAAGCAAGCTGAAGAAGATCTGATCACCGCTACACAGAGAATCAACGAGAAGCTCGTAGAACAGTGGCGTGCCCTACTCACGACCGGAGAAGGCATCGAGTCACTGGCTGCGGCACACGCAGAAGCGACACGGAAGGCTGATCTACACGCAGATGCGGAAGAGCGATTGAAGCGGATCCTTGAAGAAGAGAGAGACGCCATTGAGAAGACGAACGACATTGCCAAGAAGCTCGGTATCACCTTCGACAAGGAAATCGACACAGCGCTGCGTAAAAATGCTGAGGGGCTGGAAACAGTGCGTCAGGCGTGGCTAGATGGTACACGCTCACTTGAAGATTACCAGAAAGCGGTGAAGGCGACCGCAGATGCCGACGCTAAACTGCGCGGTGAGCTGAT